TAAAATTTTAGTAAGGGTTGCATTAGATAAGGGTATACCCCATACTAAATGTAATTATTGTTCTTTATTTGTTATTAGCTATGTCATTTGAAGAAGAATTAGAAGAAATTGACAGGCAAGAATGGTTAAGTCTGTTTGATGATAAACAAATTATGCAGATTACAAGAGTTTTTTTAGATTGGCTGTATGATTTACCTGATGACTATGTACCTACACAACAGATAAAGTTTTTTAAATAATTATATGAACATACAACCAGAACAACTGTTGAGACAGCTAAAAGTATTGCAGCTACAGAAAAAAGAAATAGATATGCAGATAACAGAAAAAAAGATGGTGCTAGAAAAATATTATATGGACAGTATTATTATGAGTACATTCAGTATTGAAGGTGTTAAGGCAGTACGCAAACGTAAACCAGAAAAATGGCAATATAGTGATACAACAAATAAATTTAGGAAAGATATGATAAATGCAATAGAAGATAAAGAACAACAGGAAAGAGAAGAAGGTATAGCAACAAAAGTAGAAACAGGTTTTACATGGTCTATAAGATGAAAACAACAGAAAAAATTGAAAACGCACTTAAACGTGTAAAAGAATTACTTATGTTAGTAGCAGATTGGACTAAGCAACCAAAAGAACCAGATACATTAACTTTAGAATTTAATAAAAAAAAGCAACAAATAATAGATGATTTATATGTACAGCTAGGTGCATTAAGTGACAGATATCATTTTAGTAATAAAAAAGAATTTAGTACAAAAGAATATATAGTGCAATATGACAAGTTAAAGAAAAAAATAACAGATTTAGAAAAATGAACGCACAAAAGAATAAAGGAGACAGGGCTGAAAGAGAAGCCTGTATATATTTAACAGCAGCTACAGGACATATAGTAGAACGTAGGTTTGGTGCAGGTCAGGATAAAGATAAAGGTGATTTAGTTGGAATACCTAATACTATTGTGCAGGTTTGTGATATGAAAAATAAAAGTGAAGCAGTACTTAGAAAGCCAAGAGAAGCAGAACAGCAAAGACTAAATGCAAAAGCAGACCATGCTATTACAATGGTTAGGTTTAATAAAAGACCAGGGTGTGCAGAAGGTGATAATTGGCGTGTTGTTATGACTATTGAACAATATGCAAGATTAATAAAATGAGAGTATTAGTTGCCTGTGAATATAGTGGTAAAACTAGAGACAGTTTTACTAGAAATGGACATGATGCTATAAGCTGTGATTTTTTACCTACAGAAAGACCTGGTAAACATTATCAGGGTGATGTAAGAGATATCATTAATGATGGTTTTGATTTAATGATTGCACACCCAAGTTGTCAGCATCTAGCTTGTAGTGGTGCAAAACACTTTTTTAGAAAGCAGAAAGAACAGAAAGAAGCATTAGATTTTGTACGTTTACTTATGAACTGCAACATACCTAGATGGTGTATAGAAAATCCTATATCTGTTATAAGTAGTGCGATAAGGCCACCAGACCAGATAATACAACCTTATGAATATGGTGACCCTTTTCAGAAATCTACCTGTTTATGGTTAAAAAATTTACCACTACTAAAACCTACAAATATTGTGGATAAAGGTGAATTTTATATATCTCCTAGTGGTAAAAAATTACCTGCCTGGTATGCAAAAGATAATAATGCAAAAAATAGAAGTATGACATTTGATGGTATTGCAAATGCATTTGGTAATCAATGGGGTGATGAAAACAGACTACCTGTACCTGTAGAACAACTAAGTTTATTCTAATTACTTGACAGGGGTATACCCTTGCTGTACATTTAATATTGTAAACACAACCGAGAGGTTTTCCAAATGACTCAAACTAAAACAAAAACAATTACTGTTACAAAGCTTCAACATAGACAAAACCAAAGAAGTGGTTTTATTTCTTACTGTTGTGAGCTTCGTGTAGGTAGAACTTGCTACGCTGCTGTTGAACAAGAAGGAAATGGTGGTGACGAAAGAGTTGATTGGAACTCTACTGAAAACTATTTATTTATTCATCATTGGATTTTAAATACTCAAAAGCTTTTTTATAAAGTTTATGATATTAATTCTATAGATGATATGGTGCAATTAGGTTATAAAAAGAAAGAAGAAGCTATTAAAGAAAAAATAGAATTAAATAATAAATATAATTTATGGGAAAAACTTTCAAAAGAAAAACCAAAAAGTTGGAAAGAAGCTAGAAAAATTCAAGAAAAACTAGGTTTCTTTGATGACATGGTAGGAACATGGACAACTGTTTATGTAGAAAACAAATTAGCTGATAGGTACAATTAAATGCAAAACTTTCTAATGATACTAGCCACTACAGGGTTGTTTTATACAGCCCTATCATCAACTCTATATGACATGACAGTTACAGCGTGTGAAAGTCAGGTTGGTAACTACGAACTAGCTTGTAAGGAGGTAAACAAATGAGAATAGAATGTTTTACTCCTAGAGAATGGTACAAAATAGCTGATACAATTTCACGTTATTGCCCTAGTGAGCCACTTGTAGAAAAACTTGTACAACAGATATATGAAAAAACTGATTTATTTTCTTACACACATGATTGGTTTATAAAAAATAATTTTAATCCTATTTATTTTCCTGATAGAAAAACTATAGAAAAATGTGAAAATGGGTATGGTTTAACTAGAAGAATGACAGAATATAAATCAGATGAAGGTAAAGGTATTATTCAATTTAAAAAAGATTATCAAAAGTATATTCTTAATAAATATGTAATTATAGAAAAAGAGGAGGTATAACAATATAGTCGGGAAGCCTGATAGTTAGTATTCTTATAAGTTCTACGCTAACTTGAAAGTTATAAAAAACCTATTGCACTAGGAAAGACAGGGCAAGTGTTGGACTTGATCTATCTCCTGACTAATTAATTTAATTTAGGAAATAATTGCTGTTCTAACATATCTACAGCCTTATCATCTAAGGTATTTGTTGTCTGCTTACAGATAGACCTTAATAAATCTACAATTAACCTTTTACAACCTGTAGAAGTAAGAAAACGTAGCAGTATAGGTTTTAAAATTTTGTACATAGCTTTGTTATGCTTTACAAACATATTGTAGACGTTAAATTTAATATGGTCATCTATAAGGCTGCCTAATCCCCATTGCAAAGCATAGGTGGCCTTTTATTACCTTCTAGGTTTTATTTCTGCTACAGCTAGTTCTACTTCCTTAAGCCTGTGAAAAACCTCTTTCATATCGTCATGCATATCATCTATCTTTGTTGTTAATAATTCTATAGCTGTTGTATTACGCACAAGATCATCACGTGATTGTCTACCCCTATAAGATACAGAACCTACAGATACAAAACAAGCTGTCATCATTGCACCCCCTACTGCTGCTATAACTTCTACCATTCTTAACTATCTATGTATATGCTTATAGTATAAAGCATTTTTAAATATGGAAGAAAAAGAAGAAAAAGATGGTATTGAATGGGGTGATATTTTTGGTCACGCTATAAGATTTTTAATACTCACCTGGTCGTTGTCAATGATGACATTAGGGTATATGGGTAAGGTAAGAATAGATGGTGCATTTACAGCAGGTCTAGTAAGTGGTGTTTTAGGTAGTTATGGTATATCTGTAGGAAACAAGAAAAGTGGCAATACTGCTAAGATGATGGATAATAAAGGTAATAAAACTGTAACAAAATGAAAAAAAGTTTTTTATTTTTATTGTCTTTATTAGTAACACCTGCTTGTTATGCTGATTTATCACATAGTATTACCAGTTCTGTAAAACTAACTGTAGGTGGTGCTACAACTTCTGCAGATCGCATAGGTAGCAGTTATAGCGTTAGTGGTACTGGTGTTGATACAACCTATACATCAGGTG